CCGCATGTCAATTCGATACCATCATCGGTCGGTCGGCGATAAATTCTGAATGTACCACGATCTGGTATTTCCAAAATATCGCCATGTAATGGTTCGCGAACCCCTTTGTCCGCAAAATCTGTTTTCCGAAATCCAACTTGGATTTCCATGGATTCCATCGGTATCCCAGATTGCGACATTGTATTAATGATCCCGTTTTCATTAAAAATGCCGCGAACCACAACGGATTGGTCGGTATCCGCAAATATTACCTTGATGGGAACGCCATGCGTTTCCGTAAGTGTTCCCATCGCGGTATTTAATGCAGTATCAACCAATGAACGCATTATTATGCCCCCAAGATTAACTGTTGCTCATGGTGACTTTGATTAATGCATCCGGTTTGTTGCAGATTGGTAATGGATCTGTTTCCGCACGGATAACAACCCTGTCTTCGCCATCTTGCTTTTCGTAAGATTGGGTCAAATATTTTGCCTGACCCTCGGTGTTGGCGAATTCCAATAAATCTGCTGGGGCAACATACAGTTTGAATGTGTTGCGTGTTCCCAATGGCAATGCAATTGCTTGATTTGCAGGAACAAATGGAACTGAATTGCCGTTGATTGTGACTGCGCCGCTGTATTTCACGAATACCAAGTTTTGGAATTCGAAACCATCGCGCAAATCGTTGATTAATGGATTTGGACCAACTTGGCGATTCTTGTAAATATCGAAGATTGTTTGATTCTTCAACATTGCCGCCCAGAATTCCGGACTGCAAAGAACCAATGTTGCATCTTTGGTTTCATCGCCCAATGCTGTATCAACAGCCGTATCCAATGCATCGGCTGTGCCGATAACATCGCCGGATGGACCAAAATTGAAATTGATTGTTGTTTGTGTTTTGCCAAATGCTTTGTACAAATCAACAATTTCGTTCCCCTCGGCATCAACCACTTTTCCTTGTAATGCTTTCGCCATCAAGAATTCGTGTGTCACTTCCATATCATCGTTTAATGGACGTGCTTTGCGGGCAATTGCGCCTTGCAATGTTTCCAAAGAACGGGCGGACATATCGACAACATTTTGTAAATCTTGTGCTGTCAAATATGCTTTGCGTTTAAAGTTTGGAACACCCAACGTAATCGCTTTTGGTGAACGTGGTTTTTGTGTGGTGGATGGGCCGCCGCGTGATGTTTGTGGCATTACGGAAACTTCACCCTCGTAAACATCGATAACAACCGATGTTGTGCTGATTGGTTCCGTAGCAAACAGGCCCATGCTTTTAATTTTGCGCCATACTTTTGGATTGCGGTTGACTGCTTCGGTCAATGTTGCCGCCGAAAACTGGTCACCTTTCAATAATTCAATAACGTTTTCTATCGACATGGTTTTTCCCCTTGGTTGTTATTTTGTTGTTGCGATAATGCCAATGGCTTCCAAAGTCGCCAATGCTGTTGCGATTTGTTCGTCAGTGTAATCTTCTGGCCATACCAATTGATCGCGCAAAAGGCGGGCATGACGGAATACGCAAACGGCACCTTTCTTCAAATCTTCGTCTGCTGGGACAATTACTTGATCCAACAAAACGGCCGCTGGAACATCTGAACCATCGGATGTTTCACCATCGCCCAAAATTGTCAGTGGTGTATATTTGCCTGACGCTGTTACTTTTCCCAACACAGTCCCCGCAGGAATTATCTGTTGGGCATCTGTTGCCAAAATTACCGGGTCAAATGTGTCCAGTTCGACACGGCTGTATTCTGGTCTGTCAATTACTTGTATTTTCGACATGTTAGTTTCCTTTGTTGTTACAGCCGCGCTGCCATTTTATCCACGTTTTCGGCGTGGCTTTCTTCGCGACTTGGTTCTACTTTGGCCCTGGTATTGGTAACATTTTGTGTTTCACGCAATGCAACCAAATCCTTACTGAAATCATCCGGGGTTCTGCCGCTTGCGATTGCTTCGGCCAAAACGGATGCTTCCACGTTGGCAGTCGTTGCCAAATTTGATAATGCGGCCACGCGTGCGCGTTCATCTGCGATTGCGTTTGCCACGATTTCTTCTGTGCTTTCCACTGCTGGTGTTTCAACAATGGATTCCGCAGGTGTTTCGACTGGCTGTGATTCCGGGGTCACTTCTTCTGCCACAACCGGTGCGGCATCTTCGGTAACCACTGGTGCCATGTCTTCTGCTTTTATGCCATCATCTTTCATGGTATTGCCCCCTTGGTCTTTGGTTAAAAAACTGATAAAATCGTCAAATGTTGCAAATGTGCCATCAATCATCCGGCGGTCTAACGCTTCGCGACCAGAAAATACTGCACCTTTGCCAAAATTCGATTTCACATAATCCGTTGTGACGGCGCGATTTGCCGCCAACATTTCAATAAATTGTGCGTTGATTGCATTCACGCGATCCAAATGCGACTGTAATCCCTCGGGTGTGGTCGGATCTGCGTTTTTCAATGGCGAATCTGTCGCAACAATTTGAATATATTTCACGCCACCCTCGTCAGGTTTTTCCTGATGTGATGCAACAATCATTGTGCCAACACTGCCGATTTCGGCTGCTGGGTTTGCGTAAATCTTTTGACATGCGCTTGATAATCCGTATGCGGCACTGCATGCCATTGAACCAACCCAACCATAAATTGGCTTTTTTGCGCCCATTTTGCGAATATATGCCGCCATTTCAAACATTTCAGATGATGAACCGCCGGGGCTGTCAAAATCCAAAACGATATTCGCAACCGTTTCATCGTCCAATGCGGACCGCAAATCTTCCATTATCCATTCATAGGATGTATATCCCATCAACCATTCATAAACCGACAAATGATTCAACAATGGTCCGGTCACGCCAATAATCGCCGTGTTGCCAATTTTGCGAACCATTGTTTCGCGGTTTATTTTCATTTGTTCTTGGGACAAAACCGATATTGTTTTGCTGTCGCGACCCTGCATCGCATCAATCGCGCCCGGTAACATCAATAAAACTTTGCTTTTGTTTCTCATCTTGAATCCATTATGTTTTTTGGACGACCCTGTTTTTTACGCAATAAATCAGACATTCGGATCTGGTTCATTGCCAAATTGTTTTTCAATTTCGCGTTCCGCTTTTAATTGCGCCTGTAATTCCGCAAAATCACGCCCGCGTGCGGCGGCGGCGATTGTGCGTGTTGATATACCGGCATTGATTTCGGCGGCAACCGCATTGATTTCCTGTAACGGATTGATATATTTCCAACCCGGGGCTTGCCAATTTATCGCCCTGTATTCAGCGCGGCGGGTGTTATAATCGGAAATCTTGATTGCACCGGAAATAACCGCGGTATCAAACCAGCGTTCCCAAACGAATTTTTTGACTTTTTTGATAAATTCTTCTTGGTCCACGCCAAATTTTATCTCTTCCAAATTCTTGGCGACACGTATGCCCGAATATGAATTCCCGCGCAAATCGCCCGAATATGTTTCGTATGATAAACCCATGGCCTTGGCGGCGGTGCGGTTTTTGCCCGCCACATACGCATCATAATTCGGGTCGGATTCTGCGACTTTGGTTACTTCCAAAGATTCCCCGGGATACAAGTGGACAACCGAACCCTTGTTGATTACCGCCGGATCTGTTGCCATAACTTGCGGCACGGTTGTCGTGCCATCGGCGGGCGAAAATGTATCTATACTGCCCCCCAATTCATTCATTACCGATGAATCTGTTGATTTAATGGTGGCGTATGTTGCGGACGAATTCTTTTTGCGTTCCAATTCGTTTTCTTCGTAAATCATCAAATCGCGCATCTGCATTTGACCAGCGTATGCACGTGGCGAACCGCGAACCTGTCCGGCGCGGGACCGTTTATAATAATGACAAACTTCGTCTGCCGGCACGCGCACGCGTTCCAAATCAACACCCACCAATGCGGTATCTGTTGGGTTGTTTTTGTAAAAATGGTATGCGACCACTTTGTTTTTATCGTTAAATTCAACACCGGCAATAATGCGGCCGCCATTGCTTAATGTTTCATTATATGTATGATCCAAACATTCTGATTCTATGATTTGAAATTGAATTGGCACAACCAATCCGGCGGATGCCGGCATATAAATCGCCCGCAAAAATACTTCGCCGGCTTCGTCCCTTTCACGAACCAATAACCGATCCATGTTATCCAAATCAAATCCGTCATAATCGGCGTTTGCGGTCCATTCATTCCACAGGTTTTTAATCTGTTCGCGCACGTTTTCATCTTTGCACATTGGGATTCCGCGAATCCCTTTGCCAATAATATTCGCAACGCGGGTATCGTAACCATCGTCCAATTCTGGGATCTTTCGTGTAATATCGCGTGAATATGCGCGAATACGCGAAAATCCGCCTAATATATTTGCATTCGGACCACCATTTAATGGCCAATACAAACGTTGCGATCCCCCATTACTGCCACCCGTATTAAACATCGGCTCTAATGAAAACGCGCGGCCGATGGCGGTATATGCTTTGCCAAATATCGACATCAAAGATTTTTTGTTGTTTGCCATGAATTACACCATTCGTTCAACCATAACCGTCCGCACGCGGCGACTGTTCATTTTGTCCAGTTTTGCTTCCGTTTGTTCTATTTCGCTTGATAATTCTGCCAAACTGTGGAATTCAACGGTCTTGCCGTTATGCGTAACGCGCTTTGCACCGGTGCGTTTTATCGCATACAGTGATTTCAAATATTCTTGAAGTTCTTGTTTTGTCATACCCTTATGATGACGAAATATAAAATTGGTTTTTTACGCAATAAATCAATTAATTTAATTTGGCGGCTTTTCCAAAAACACCGGCGGTGGCAAATGGTGTTTTTTGTTGCTGGCGCGGCGCATCTTCTGGGTATTTTTCGCCCGCAAAAACGGTTTGCATTTTGCGATAAATGGCGGTTGGGTTTAAACCCTCCATCAATAAATGCGAAAACAATGCGATATTATATGTCCAAAGGTCAAATAATTCGTTGCGCTTTGCGCCCGGTTTTTTACCCCATTCGCGCTTTTTGCGGCCACGCACCCACCGGGTTTTTACTTCTTCGGCAACCATTTCATCGCAATCAATTTGACTGTAATTCATATTAATATGAATTGATCCGGCTTGGTCCAATGGTAACCGCAGGCGACCATAATATTCGGTACGCGCCGCATCAACACCGATATTAATAAACCGAACCGCGCGGCCTTTGGCTCTGGTTGATGCCTGTTTTTCCCACATCGGCATATCTTGCCGCCCGGCAATACCTTTGATGCCCCAAATGCGCCGCCCCATGTGCGCCGCCACAAACATTTCAACCCGTGTCGGTAAATATCCGGTATCAATTACCATGGCATAAATTGGCATCTGGTTGCATAGTTCGTGTGGTATTGGGGTATTCAAATGACGGTCCAATTCATCCCATACATTCGTGCCGGTT